CGGGAGTTGGTAGTACACCAGCATATTTAGGGTCGGCAAAAAAAGCTCCATATTGATCGTTTGTATAGCTTGGAAACAAAATTTGATTTTCTGCCGTGCCACTAGCTATTCCTGATTGCGTTAATGCGTCACGTTGCCCCCCTAACACTTCTGAGCCATTGATAGGAAAAGACATAGGTGCGGCAGCGGCGGGAGCAGAAACGGGAACATAACCGCCGGTAGGATTAGCAGCGGTGTAACGAGACTGAACATCCCCTACATTCATACCTAAAGCGCCCGCTAATTGCGTAGGATCAACATGGAATTGATCCATAGCTGCGGCAATTTCTTTATCCCCGCCACCTTGCGCTTGGATATTTGAAACATAATCACTAATTTGAGAGTTTGTAAAACCACCATCAGCCATACTACGGACGACTGGTTCGTTGCTTCCGTCTTTGGTGAAATCAAACATTCCACCGGAACTATTGTTATAGGCCAAGTTCATCAAACCACCACCAGCGGCTTTCTTTACAGGTACTTCATAGGAATTTGCTGCAATAGACGTACCGCTATATGGATCGTAGGTGTACGGTGTAACTCTGCCCGGCTGTGTAACCGTTTGTGGCATATTGTTTTTAGCACTCATTCCAGCAAGAATGGCGGGGCCAGTGGCCATGGCTAAAGGAGTTGCGTTTGCTTTAAGAAACTGCATTGGGTTATTTGCTGCTGACGCTGTCCCAGCTTTTAAATTTTCAAAAGGAGTTGTATTAGGTGTAACACGAGCAGTTGCACTGCCAGCGTCGTCAATGGCTTGGCGTTTCATTGCATCAATGGCTTCGGGGGAAAGACCTTGTTCTGTGCCTAAAGCCACTGCATCTGCCCCCGCCGCTTTAGCTGCTTCGTTAGCCGCCAAACTAGTAGCTTCCCCAGATAAAACGTTAGCGCCAGTAGTGCTTAAACTACCAACCAAGTTAGCACCACCATAAGCACCGAGACCCGCCATCAATCCTTTGCCGATATCACCTGTACGGGCGGCTTCAACAAGACCGACGCCACCACCAATAACTGCTGCATTACTTAAACCTGCAATCCAAGGAGTAGCTGCACCGCCTGTAAAGTACATAACTCCAGCGCCAATAATGGCTGGAAGTAACTTATCTAAAAACCCAGCTTCGGGTAAACCCGTATTAGGATTAATCGTTAACGAGCCGCCATGTTCCATGGCCAAAGCTTGAAGCCCCTGCACTTCTTTAGGGGACATGTGGATAAGCATCGAGTCAGGTCCGCGACCTTTAGATGCCATGTGGTTGGCTAGTACAGCAAGGCTCATATTTGCCTCTCAAAATGGGGTTTGGCTAAGTTTATCATGGAGGGAGCGTAGACACAAATGAAAGTGTTGCCACAACCGAAGCTGTGGATGGTTTAGTAGGTGTACCCGAAGCCGCATAGGTTGGAATGGTTACCGTTGCTATGGTTGGAGACCAGTAAATTTCTATGTAGTCTCCCGCCCCCATATTTATAAAATAATTCCAGCCCTTGATATCATGGGCAGGATCACCGGGATTTTTACGGGCTGGGAGTCCTATTACACCTGTAGAGCCTACAATGTCTGTGCCGTTTTGACGCAACCAGATATACAAGTCTTGAGGGGCGTTGTCCAAATTCTGTACTTGAACGCTGAATTGGAGGTTATACAAGCCCGCATTTTCTACCGTTATCTTGGAAGAACTAATGCTAACCCCGTTGCTAAAGTCCGTATTGGATAGCGTTAAAAGTGTCGCAGTATTGGCTGTTGCGGACTGGCTTGTGTAACTGGAGAACGCTCCATAGGGAAACGCCAAGTATTTACCCCCTGCACCGCTGAATAACTCACTTAAAGAATTACGCAGTTGGTTGAAATACAAACGCAATACGTTGGCAAACTGATCTTGATACCGACGCTCGTACTGTTCCGTTCCTAGGGGTAAGCTAGGAGGGGCTGGGTTAATAATGGGTTGTATCGCCATATAAACAGATGGGAAGTCATCTCCTCCCATCAGGACGGATATCTATACGAGGAGCACCTAGCTGCCAAGTTGTATTGGTTTGGTTAGAACCAACTTTAAAAATCATTTGCCGTCCACGCAGTCGAGTATAAATCTGCCCTGTAAATTCTTCGGTAATATCATACGTATTGCTACTAGACACAGATTGGTTTGCGCTACTTGTTCTACCGGAACCTGAATTGCTTAAACCGTATAGTGTCATTGTTACTTTGGGCACTTCAGAAGTTAGCGAGTTTGTAGAGTCACCAAAAGTCAAGTCAGGTAAAACACGCCAAATAAAGCCAAAATTATGACCGTCACCAATATCAAACTCAGACGAGCTAATATACGCATCGATTGCAATAGTTGTACTGGTTTCATTGTTGTTTAGCCCCTGCTCATGGTTTACAAGGTTGCCAGTGCTTGTAGTTGGGGTATAAACCGCCGCTAATGGATACTGTCGTAACCCAGAGTCAAGCCAAGCAGTGCGAGCCATTGTGCCGTAGTACCAAATTTTTTCTTGGTAGTTATAAATAACATATCTATCTATTGTGGTACTAGTAGAAGAACAATAGAACCACCAAACTTCATTAAACCCTTCGTTGGTACCACAAAATACTTGTTGGGATTGTTCTTGGTTTAAATCTTGGAAAACAAACCGGCGCAAATCACAGTTTAATGTTTGGACACGACCATCGTATGTGTAGAACTTATCCACACCCATCCAGTACACAATACCGGAGGCAATTACAGCCGCATTCGGGCTAATGATAGAAATGTTGTCGCCAAGAAGTTGTGGTGCCCAGACGTACGGAGGGCCAAGATATTGGAGTGAATATATGCTGGAATCGGTAATAACTATAATTTCTTGCCGGGTCTGCACAGTTGTGACAATCTGTGAACCGTGGGATAAGCGTACAAACCCTGCCTGATTGGTAGGGTCTGGTGTCCAGTTATAGGGGTCATCTTGCGCCGACCAACGGATCAACATAGGGTCAATGCTTGTTTTTCCGTAATCATTTGTGCCAAACACGATAATAAAACGAGATGTATCCGACACCGCCAAATTATTTTGCACAACAGGAACGTCCACAATATTAGACACGGAACCCGTGCCTGTGGATGAAGTATTTACCGCCGCACCTGCCGCAGTTAACAAATTAAACGTGAGGCCATTAACTTGGAACACATAATACGTAGTACCCGCAGTAACACCCGTGGGCAATGAACCCCCAGAAAATTGAAGCGCTGCGCCTTCGTTATAAAGTACGGTAGAAGTCACCAATGTAGGGGATGCGTTAGTAAATGAAACTGTGCCACCCAAAGTATTAAGGGCCACACCTCGTACCGTAAACCCAGTTGCAGCGTCCCAATAATATAGGCCACCACCACGAGGGCCGTAAATTAAGTCTTCACCGTAGTTCATCTGGTTCCACAACTGAAGAGCAGATACGCCGGTGCCTCCGTTACCCCATGTTGTACCTACTTGACCCCACGTACCCGCACCCCAACCCGTAAGCGGGACGGCATAAGCTGGGCCAGCATTCACTTGGTAAGCCGCAGAAACAGCCGCGCCCCCGTAGGAACCTGCGGTTAACGCAGTCGGCACAACAATTGTGTACGCATTGGCATTGACAACTGTAAGTTGGTATTCAGCATTAAATGTGGTGGCGTAAGTACCCGTGGCCCCACTAAAAGTAACAAACGAACCGCTGGTTGCCCCGTGACTTGCGGCTGTTACAGTAACTGTAGTTGTCCCATTGGCTGTAAAAGGATCTGTTCCAAGCGTTGTGGTTACGCGCAGTGGTGTAATGTCGTAGTACGTTCCACCGTCCGCAATATAAAATTTAGTGTTAGTACCTACACCAATTAAGTTAAGAAACCCAAGTGTGACCCAATTCCATAGCGACCGACATACACCGTTATATGTGTAACCTGAAATACGTTGCCATCCACCAATAACTTCTGGAGTGCCTTGACGGAACCGCACTTTGTCGGACTCATACCAACCGCCTTCGGTTGTATACCGTGTGTTTTCTCGGTTAACCCCGGGCTTAAAGAGTATCTTCTGTAATGGCATGATATTCCTACGATAAGAACATGGCACGCTCGTCTATGCGACGATTCTGTAGCCCTTTGAGGATTTTACCCCCAGCCATACAATACTTCAAGAGTTCTTCAGCCGCTCCCTCTTTATCGCCTCTAAGTAATTTCTGACGAAGCGTTGACCTTTGGAGTGTCCCCAGTCCGACGTTAAAACTAAAAGAAACAAGAGCATCAAAATTGCCTTGGGAAAGGGGTACCGGGCAAAAATTTCCCACTCCTCGCTCAAATCGGTCAAGATCAAACTTAAGAATTCCATCTACTTCTTGGGACGTAAACTGTCGATTATCTTGGTCTTTAAGTTGATAAGCCATTCTTTGGTCAAGAGGAATCTTTGCTTGATCTGGGTATAAAACATGACCTACTCCTATTGTCCACAATTTAGCGGGGCATCGATACGGCCTGAACCGCACCCCCTCATGGTGGGATATTACTTTAATGGCTCTTTCAGAGACGTTCATTTCTTGCTAAATGCTTGTGTGCCGAACCAGAAGGACACCACAGATGCCCAGATGATCTGAGTCTCATTGTCCCACAGCAAGTCTAGCGCAACGTCAAACGGCACTTCTTTGTGGTATGCAAACCAAAAACCAAAGATTTCTACAAAGGCAAACAAGACAAACAAACCATAAGTGATGGCAGGACGTACCATAGCACGGGCGTTAATGACCCATTGGCTTGCACCTTGACCAATAGCAATATCATGGGCATAGAGGGCTTGACGCTCTTGCATGGCAGTCTGGGTGTTGGTCACTTCAGCGTTAATCTGAATTTGCTCGGTCTGGATATGCTCAATACGCTCTTGGGCTTCCAAGCCAGCTTTCTTCAAAGTCAGTTCACGCTCAGTTTGCATTTGAGCCAAGGCTAATTCATGCGATTTGTCTGCACGGTCTTGAAAGAAATCAAACAATTTTGGTAACCCACCCATCAAGAAAGACAGCAAGGTTGAGAATAGCGTCATCATTTTTTACCTCCAATTCTTTCTTCCAAAATAGCAATGTGCATACGGTTTACATGAATGTCATCACGGTTCTTTTGGACTTCTTTTTCTAAATCTTGGCGTAGTTTTTCCCTTGCCAATTCTGCCCCTGTGTTGCTAGCTTGCTTGTTGTCTGAAGTCACTACCAAGCTAATCTTGTTATTTAACACTGTGACTTCGTGAGATAACGTAGACAAGGAGTTCATTAAATACACCACGCAAGTGAATAGTATGGGCAGTAAAGCAAATGCCATCTTTTCTATCAAAGCACTTTTGGCTTCCAGTTTTTCACTCATTTGCTCTCCAGTTTTTTAATCAATTTCTGCACCTTGATCTCAGTTTGCCTTACATCCATGTACATCCACATGAGGACTGGCATGAAGAACAGGATGATGCACAACAAAATTACAATCACAATGACGAAGAAGGAATCATCGCTAGAATCATCATCCATGTCCACAGGATCACTAGGGTAGTTATTCCCCCGATTAGCATCCTGTTTTGGATTCGGTTTATAACCTGTTTTCGTTGCCATGCCAATGCCTTCTTTCTGTCCAGTTCTTCCTTCCTTGCTAACTG